TCCTAACAGTTTGAAATATAAGAGCATGTAATGCCTCATGAGAAGGATCTGATATACTACCTATATCTTTATTTACTATTATTTCTTGTTCTTGAGTATCTGGATTTTGCACTATAAAAGCACCTTCACCAGATTTTTTAATAGCATCTTCTTGATTTTTTACAAGGTTATTATTTTGTAGATAGTTTTGTATTTCTTCTGTAGATAAAGTTTTAACTCCTACTTTATCTATTTGCTTTGCTATGCTTTCTATTTTAGCAGTTTCTTTAAGCTTAGCTTTAGTACTAAAGTCTCTAAGTAAATCATTTATTTCTTTAACTCTTTGATCTTGAGGCTCTGTTAAAGCAGGTTCGTTTACTTGCTTTATTTCTTGCTGAAGTTTATTTTTTTCTTTAACAAGCTCTACAATTTCACCTTGATCTTGCTCGTTTAAATTTAAAGGTTTAAGTTGATTAACAGCACCTTGTGTCTGCCTAAAGTTTAATTCTATTTCACCAGCTTGCTCTGCGGTTAAATTACCTTTTTGAACATCTCTTTTTAATTGTCTAGTTAAAACTTTTTCAGCGCTAGGCGATTGACTTAGTTTTATTTGAACTTCACTTGTTGGTACATCTGTAGCAAAAGCTTGACTAACACTTTTAAATTCAGTAGGTTTTAAAAGCATATCTGCTTTTATTGATTGATAAGTTTCTCTACCAAGCTGTACACCTTTAGATAAATTTACTGGTGCACCATATAGAGCACCACCACCAACACCTGTTAAAAAAGCATCAGTTAAACCTTCGTTCCAAGGCTTACCATTAACCATGTTTTGCGTAGCTTGTGTACCTACTTCTTCTAAACCATTACCAACAGCGGCTAAAGGAATACCACTTTTTTGTAAAGCAGCTTCATACATAGACGTAATACTCTGCTTAAATGTTTTCTTAGCTTGTTCTTCGCCAAGATCTTTGACCATGTTTTTATAAACCTTACCAGCAGCACCAGCTCCAAATACCCCTTCAAAAAACCCTTCAGATATTCCTATTAGTGTAGACTTCAAAAGCATTTCTCCTTTAGTATCTTCAGGAAATTCTTCTAGTTGAGTTCTCATTTCACCAGCAGCAAGAGGTAGACCACCACCTAAAGTTAAAGCAGTGCGTGATAAGCCAGCTGCTCCACCAACCATTAAAGATAAACTAACAGGCGCTGATTCAACCAACGCTTCACCTAGCAAATAAAAACCATCAGACCAATTGCCTTTTTTAAAGTTTTCTCCAATACCTCCTTCTATATCGTATAAATCTTTATACTGTTGCTGCAAAGCACCTAACTTTTCTTGCTCTTCTATTAGTGAATCTAATAAAGGTCTAGTACCTATAGTTTCTTCGAATTTTTTTAAATCTGTTTCAGGTAAACCTAAAGCTCTATTTACGGGATCACTTACTAATGATCCTACTTCATAAATAAAAGAAGGCATAGATAATATAGTCTCACCTAAACCTTTATCAGCTTTACGTAAAACTCTATATAAAGATTTAAATGTACCTTCTTCTTTTAGCTTTTCATTCAAAGTTTTATTAACTTGTTTTCTACGGTTTAACAAGTTGTTGTATTCACTTATACGCTTTGGAGAATCTAACGCGTCGATCTGCATATCATCTCCAGCTAGAAGTTTTATTCTATCATCTATTTTTTGTATATTTTCTAGCAAATCCTCTGGAGTTCTATCAGAGTCATCAGCTGTTACCACAACTTCTTCAAGTTCTATTTCACCAAACTTATCTATAGCTGCTTGGTCAAGAGCTGCTTGTTTACGTCTTTTAAATATAGCTTCTGGAGAGTTATCTATTTGTTGTGATTCCAAAGAAGTATCTACCGACTCTAATTCCGTACTCTCGGGTGCTTGCCCGGTTTCCGACACCGCAGGTGCACCCGTTTCCACAGTGTCGTTTGTCTTTCCCTCTGTAAAAGTAGCTTTACGTTCGTCAACTTTAGTTTGAATCTCTTCTGTAGATAAACCTTTAGATTTTAGTTCATCTACTAAGACTTTTAACTCTTGAATTTGATCTTCGTTCATACTATTTAATTTCCTATAAATATATACCTTTATACTGCGTAGAATCTACATTTGTATTATCACCTTTTTTAGCAGGCATTTTACCTGTTTCTACGAGTTCTAAAAGATCTTTTATTTCTTGAGGTGTCATTTCCTCGTTTATTGTAGCTTGGTTGTCAGCTCCAGATACAGATTTAGTTATAGTAATTTTATTAACTCCTCTAGGCCCAACTTGTTCTGCCTTCTTAACAACAAAGCCTTTAGCGTTTAACGAGTTTTCAAGTTCATCTAAATCAACATATCTTTTACCACTTTCTTCAGCAGGACCTTCCTGTATGGGTATTTTAAGATCTTCTATATAGCTTATATCAACAGCTTGTTTTTCTTTTGTGTCTTTAACTTGCTTTTCTATTTGACTAGTAATATCCGTGGCTTTTTCTTTGTAATAAATAGCTGTAGGTAAACCACTTTCAGTTTGTAAATCTATTTCAATACCATTTTTTCTATAAAAATCAACATCTTCTTGTGTAACTATTCTAGATTTATAATCAGCACCGTATAATCTACTTACGTCTTTTTGTTTTATAAGATCACTGAGATAAGCTTTTTGTTTTGCTGGATCTGCATTAAAAAACCTTTCTTTAGCAGCTGAACTAGAATCCGGTAAAGGTAAATTGTACTGCATGTATTTCCAAATCTGATCTTGTGGCATAGTCATAAAACCATCTATCTTAGCGTTTATAGTATCATTATAAACCCTATCGTTCCACAACATATCTGGATCAAAATGTGTTTCTTCTACTTGGTAAGTTTTAAGACCTCTTTTTGTAGGTTTTCTAGTTACAGTTTGCTCTATTAAACCTTTTTTAGTTGGATTATTATTTTCATCTATGTATTGAGAAGCTCTTAAAGCTTCGTTGGTGCCCATATCAAATTCACCTAAATTCGTTAACAACGAACCTCCTTCAGCGAATTTATCAACATTTCTTTTCCACTCAAAAGTAGCGTCTGAATCTTCAAGCTCAGGATACATATTTTTCATACGTTTCCATAAATCACTATTAGTATCAAAACTAGCAGATATACTCATCATATTATCATAAGTACCATTATCGTTTGCAACTCTACTAAATTTTTTATTAACTTTAACACCTTGAGCTTGTCTGTTTAATAAAGCATTTGAAGCTACCATGTTTTGAAATTCTTCTTTACCAGTGCCAGCAAAATCAAAGTTAGTGCCAATGGTGTAAGGCGACTGATCTTCTAATGGTTTTAACCCAGCTATAACGGCACCAGCTGCTTCTAGTGTTTGTTTTTGAAATTGCTCTGAGTTACTAACAATCATAGAGTAAGCGGCTCTTTGATCCGATGTTAGATTTGGATTTAACGCTAATTCTGTTTTGGCATCTATAGCACCAATGTTATAATCAACACCCTTATATTTAAACAACTCACCAGTAGTCATTTGATTTATAGCAACCTCTTTAAATTGCTCTAAAAACGCTTTATCTTTTATGCCTGAAGCAGCGACTGTTTCATCATATTGCTTTATCCGCTCAAGAAACGCTTTGTTACTATACAACTGTTTAGCTTGCAATTGTTTTTGAACAGCTTTTTCAGCTTCTCTTTGCTTATCTCTATACTTCATGAAATTAGATAAAAAATTTTCACTAGATTTTTGAAAACCTTGAATCATAAATTCTGCAGAGCGATCTAAAATTATCTGTGGGTTTCTATAACTCATTTTTATATTTTATTTATTATCAACTAAAACCACCACCAGCAGCTGCACCAGCTATGCTACCAATAGAACTAGCAACACCACCCCAAGCAGCAGCTTTAGCTTGATTAGCTGAAGCTTGTTGCGCTCTAGCAGCGTCTTCTTTACCAGCGGCTCTATCAAGATCAGCATTAAGTCTATTTTCTTCTTGAGTAAATTGCCAAGCTTTCCCTTCAGCTTCAGCAGCTTGAACTCTTTGACCTTCAGATATTTTAATAGATTGAATTCTTTGTTGTTCAGCCATTTTAAGCTGTTGCATTTGTGATTCTCCTTGAGCTTTTAATTTTTCGTTTTGAGCTTCTTGTTGTTCAATGTTGGCCGAAATACCTTGCTTAGATTTTAAAGCAGCTTGAGCAAGAGCTGTAGCACCACCCGCTGACGCACCTGTGGCTCTCAACGTATCTAATGTATTTGCTAAAGCTATATCAGCTTCTTCAGCTTGCATTTCCGCAGCTTTAGTAGCTACACCCAGTTGATTATATGGGTTTGTAATTTGACTAGAAAGATCTTGCGCCATAGTACTAAGATCTTTTACGCCAGCGTAAGGGTTTATAACCGTCTGTCTTTTAGCTTTAAGAGCTTCAACTTCGGCTGCTGCTGCTGCTGCTCTACCTCTCGCTCCTTTAGCGGCTTGTTTTGCTTGGTTAGCTCCGACTGCCCCAGCCACTACTGAAGCCCCTGCCGCCACTACTGCTGCTACTACTGCCATAATTTATATATTTTTTATTAATTCGTGCGATGGATCTTCATCAACAGTCCACCCTAATTTTTTATGCGTTTCTATTAAATGTCTATTTCGACCAATACTGAACATGTGCACTTTTCCTAACGATTTACAAGCTTCCTCTGCCGATGTTATTAATAGCTCTATCGCTTGTTTCCTGTCCTTATCTCTGTATTCTGGATCTGATACAATCCACTCTAACAATACCGCGTCAGAGTTTGTTAAATATATAAACCCTGCACATATTGGCCTACCTTCTTTTTCAACCATAAATCCCCCCTTGCCGTTATCAGGCAAAAAGCTTTTAGGCGGGTTGACCCATTTAGGCCATGCTTCCCACCATCTACATAATGTATCCCAATCTTCTTCTTGAAGACGACGTATATTTAATTCCATTTAATTTAATATGATGATTCTACATACTCTGACGATACTGCAAATAGTTCTCGGGCTTTACCGCCGCTACCTACTACTTGTGTACTATTATCTGTTCTTATAGTCACAGTCGCGTAATAACCTTTTACACCTGAAATACTACTACCCCATATAACCTCACCAGCTGTTTCTTGACTATTATTTATAAGATTAGCAAAGTACTTACCTTCTTTTTTGTAAAACCCAGCGTAATATTGTATACCATCTTGTGTGTAACCACCCTCGTCATAACTTACTATAGATAGATTTTCGTTGTTAATATCTGGTCTTATTGAGTTAGAAATGTCTGTTAACCCAAAGCTTCTAGCTGCATTAAATTCAGAAACTTCCCAACCTGTAGATCCTTCATAGTTTATTGTTTTAAATACTTTAGAAGCGCTAACGTTTGGATTAAATATAAACGTTATACTTGAATCGCTGTAAGTATCATAGAATATAGATCTATTATCATTTGCGTTACTAGAATAATTATGTTGCCAAACTTTACCTTCATACACACTATAATATTTATTTTTAACGCTAAATATTTGCTCTGGTTTATATGTGTATCTAGTTGTCCAACCAAGCACAGACTCATCAAACGATAGTGTTTGATAACTATTACTGCCTACAACAGGTATGTTTTGTCCTTGTAAGCTAACTACATATTGCTTTGTGTATATATCCCAAGCGCCCAAAGCTTTTTCTGTAGAACTTAAATTACCTAGTTGATCTCTAAAATAATCATACATACCGTAGTTAGATATTTCTGTAATACCGTCTTGTGATAATCTCAATACAGCGTTTCTATTTTTATCTACAAAGTATTTTCTATAACCATACACAGCAAAGCTCTCTGGGTTCTTGCTAATACCAAAGTTGCCAGCATAAGGAACAATTTGACCTATAACTAAATTAAGCGTGCTTACGGCTGATCCTTGTCCTTCAGCGGAATATATAGCATCTTTGTCTATAAGTGCTCTACTAACTTTATTTTCTTGAAATATATTAAGGTTTGTATCTTCAGCATATAGTTTTTGTATACTACCATTTGCTGGGTCTGCAGACTTGGTTATATCTTCACCTACACTAAATACATTGGTATTATTTATACCCGTTCTAGAGTTAAATATACCAGAATATATTAACGAATTAAATCTAATGCTTGAATTAGGTTCTTCGTCTACCAAATAAGCACGAACACCATAATCAACATTAGTATTGTTGTAACCACCACGTATTCTAGCTTCTTCCACAAGCCAACTATCTTGTGCTTCCATGTTTGCTAGGGGAACAACTGGATAACCACCGCCTTCACCACTAGGCACGCCTGTGCTACCAAGCCACGTGGGCACTTGATCTACACCTACTTGTCTTTCGTTTAACGCCTTCTTTAATATAAAAGAGTTAAAATACTTTACTTCTACTACTGCTCCCATATCTTACGAATATAAACAAGGTGTTGGTATTGAATTCACTAATCCATTGCTGAGGAAAGAAGCTGTATAAGCTCCGTCTTTTGTATACTCAGGATTAAACACAGTATTACCATCAGCTGAATCTACCCGTTGCATTCTTCTAAATTTATATATACCTGTTGTTAATGAAGATGGTTGTAAAAAATTTACATCATCATAAAGTTGCGTAACGTAATTTGCAAAAGGTTCTTTAGCGTATTTATAAACATTATTAAAATTTGAAGAACACGCAGCATTAGGACCTACTATTTCATATCTATAAGTGCTTCCATAAGTAGCAAAGTCAGTTGGATTTGCAATATCACTAGGAGGATTGTAGAAATCACCTATTTGTAAACCAGCGCTAGATTCAAATGAGTCTCCTGTATAATTGCAATTTACACCAGTGTCATAAAAACCATAATTAGATTGTAAATTACCTAGTATTATTCTATAATCACCAACCGTGTTAAACGCAAAAACTTTTGCGCCATCAGCGCCGAAACCTTCAGCTTCAGTGTATTTATTAGATACAAGCAAACCAGAGTTTGACCCATAGTTATTGTTAACTGTACTTATTAAACCATCTATTGATGGGATTGCTACGTCCCATTCCCATGTACCACTAGGAACTCCAGCGGGTTGCGTTGTTACAGTGGATATACCATTTAAATCATATACAGGTTGCCATCCAATATTTGCATTAGGCCGCTGTTGTATACTATATCTTAAATTAACAAAACTTTGAAATAAAGATTGGCTTATGTTTCTAGCATTTGAAACTGATAATATAATAAAAATCGTTCCTTGTGTAAGTGCACCAGATATTCTTTCATTGTAAAAATACGGTTCGCTATCAAAACCTCCTGACGTACATAAATTATTATTTACAGGGTTGTTTGAACTACTTGATGGCGCTTCATAACCATTTAACCAACCTTGAAAAGGAGGTTGACTACCTAAAATACTAACCTCATTACCTGTTAAACTTGAAAAACCACTGGTGCCAGTAAACCAAAAAGCAGCGCCATATCCCGAGTATATTTCGTAATCAGCAAAGCTAGAAAATACAGAATCAACAGGTGGCTCTCCAAAGTTAATATTAAATGTTTTTGAAGCTGTAGCTCCTCCAGCGTCTGTAACTTGCAAGGTAAAACTTTCAATACCAATAGCTGTGTTATCTGAATTTAATACCTGAAGACCGCTAATAGAAAAAATGTTTCGAGATTGACTAGTAAGAGCAAACTGTAAATCATTAGTAGAGTTACCGCCTAAAGGATTAGAACCGTTAACAGCGTCTATTGTTAGTATTAACGATTGTCCTCTTGTAACGTTTATTGTGCTAGTGTTTGAGTTGTTTATTATGGGCGGATTGTTTGTTAAAGAACCTGTTATTGAGGGTGTTGTAAATACGGGTTGGTTATTATTGTCTAAAGTTTCTACTGTAAAAGTAAACGTATAAGACTCAAGCTGCGCTGCATTAATACCATAATAAAAATAATCAGCTGTTTGTAGTTTATAAAAACCAGGGCTAACTTCTACCAAGGTAAATTCACCATTTCTATTATCGTTTGGATCTAAATCGTCGTAAACAGACGTTAATACCGGAGTGCTGTTAGGTATTATTATAGAACCTTGAACATCAGTGAAAGAAAACTCATCTGTAACATCTGCTCCTATTCCATCCTCTTCTTCATGGTCATAATTAAAGTTAATTATTCCAAACGCTCCGTTAGTATCTTGCTGGATAGCTGTGTTTAAATCTTCAATCAAACCGGAAGTCGTAGATTCCCAAAATATGTCTAATCTAGACGTTGTTGGTTTTGTTTCAAAAATTGATAAGTTTTCAAATTTTTGATACTCCGTGTTTGGACTATTGTTATAATCTATGTTATTTGTACCAAATTGATTTGCAGGTGTTTGAGAAGTAATAAATTCTGCTATAAAAGGATTTGACTCGGATCTATAAAACGCATAATATGGGTTGTTTGTATTTGTTATAGGCACTGGATTATTATTACTGCCTTCAAAATCAGCTACGTCAAATAAATCAAAAAGATCTTCTATGGTATTTGTAGTAAAAGATTTTCTACCTGGAAAATACTGCTTGTTACCTCTTACATTATATGGAATGAAAAAATTATTTTCTACCAAACCAAATAATTCAACAGAACTTCTAAACTGTTTATCTTGAGGTCCTACCTCTGATAAATCTCTTGGAACTTTATTTATATTATCATTTAATAAAGTTATAAACGATGCGTTTTCATTTGTTAAAGGTATTGGTGAGGTTATGCTGGTATCGTAGTAAGGACTACCTTTCATAGCGCCAGACGCATATACATTGTAGTATTCTTGCTCCAACTGTTTAACAACTATTTTATAACTGTACCAACCTAAAGGCTTGTAATCTGGGTCAGTAGGATCACCGTTATATAGACCAGGTTCTCCAGTCGCGCTAGACTTAGTAGAATCTATAAATTTGTTAAATAATATTTTTAAAGAATTACCAATAAAAGCATTTGAATCATAAGCTGTAGAATTAGAATAAGGCAAGTATACAGTGTCAGCGCCGTAATCACCATCTGTTTGAGAAGTGTTGTTTGACAGTATAACAGTAGATTGTCTACCGTACTTGTCTGCAAGTACAACTCCAACTTGATAATTTCTATTTTGTTTTACAGTGTGGTTAGGATATTCTATATTTGTTTTTGCCCAACCAACATCACCATTTTCATTTTTACGAGTGGCAGCTACTTGATAATCAATACCAGAAGGTGGCGTGTGCTTATCTTGAAAATTAGCATACACAACTCTATTAGATGTTACTTCTTGCCCTAGAGCTCTTACAGGTACTTTATCATAGACTCTAGTTATTTCATTTTCTGGAAGTGTTTTATAAGGTTTTGTAGAATTGTACACGTATTCAAACACAGTACTTGTACCAGTTATTTGAGAAACTGGTATTGTTTCTACAACTTGCAAAGCTAAACCATCTGATTCTTTGTATATAATATCTAACTCTGTTATTTTAAACAAAGAATTTATTTCACCAACAGTAGCTGTAGTACCATCTGGTTTTTTAGGCATTGGTATTTGTAAAGCTATTTCATTTACTTTATTTTCCATAAACTCAACAATAGTACTTGCTACTGTTTGTTGTTCGTCACCTGGTAAAAAATAACCATCTTGTTTTGGTATAAAACAAACTTGAGTAAACGGAGCTATAAGTGAATATTCACCATCATCAAATTTAAATCTATAACTAAATCTAACAAATTTATCTTCTAAAAATTGAGGATCACCTGGAAAATTAGGATTACCCGCGGGGTCTTCGTCAGCCCAATATGGGTTTGCAACATAAGAAGAATCATCTATAGGTATGTATTGGCTAAATACATCTTTCATTGTTGTCTCGAAATTTCCAGGAGACAACGTAGATTCTTTTATAACCTCTATAGCTTGGTATGGAAAATACTTGGCTACAGATATTTGATCCTCATTAACATAATAGTTTGCTTGACCAAACTGGTTAGCTAAATTAACATTGATTTTTCTAGGTTGATTTCTATTATCTGTAAAAAACAATAAGTTTTCTAAGATATTAATACCTGTTATAGGAAAAGCTTTTGAAAAATTTAAAAAAGGACCCTCAACTAATTTTGTTAGAGTATTACTTATAGCGTTGTATCTATATATAAAATGATTAGAACCAGCACCGCTTGGCGTATAATTAAAACCTGTGTCTGGGTTATCTGTAAAAAACAAATATACTAAAGAGTTTGTTTCATCTACTTTTCTACCTATACAACTTAAGTTAGGAATACCTAACTCTAAATCAGCAACAGACACGTTGCCTACAACGTTTTCCAACGCGCCAACGTCATCACTTTCTGACTTGCTAACCTGTATGTTAACAGCGTCGCGATATTCACCTTGAGGAACTAACCTTGAGTCAAGGTCTTTGTTCATCTTTGATTTGATGAATGAGTTTTTAACTTCAGCCATTTAATTTTAGTGTTTAATCCATTTAGATTTACCACGCATAGTTTGAATAAGCTCATTAAGCTTAATATTTGAAAGTCTAAGCTTAGCATTTCTAATCTTAGCACTTTTCTCTTTCTTAAGTCTTTGAACTATATACTCAGGTTGATTTATTCTTGTGGATATGATAGCGTGCAATATCGATGCATACATTGCTTCTTCAGCAAGTTTAGGTACTTTAGTATCTAAGTCAGTTGATAAGCCATCAGATATATACTCAAAAGTGATTAGTTTGTCAACTAGATTCGCAGAAAAAGATATTTTACCTTCTCTATCGTTTATAGTAAAGTAACCATTTGCATTAGCATACCTTGGGTCCATACCATATTGTTGTCCATAAAATGGATCACCCCAACCGTAACCGTACTCCCATGTTTCAATAATGTTGTCAATATTTCTTTGTTCACCGAGTACGTTATCTTTCCATCTTAGCTCAGCAATAGAAGTACCACTAGTATTGTTATCAAAGTTATCTTGCAAAGGTATGCCTTCAGAGTCTTGAAGCGGTTGGGTGTATGGGTTGCTAGTTAAATCTGTTGGTAATATAATATGTTTAACACCTTGATTATCAAACCAATATAAGTTAACATAGTTAACATAATCCTGGGGCATTACAACACTTAAGTTGTGTGGTATGTTTAGTTCTTGTGATTTTATAGCTTTAAGTGTATCGTAACTAAGCTCTTGCATAGCGCGCTTAGCGTGGAATATAACATCAGTTCGTTTTACAGACGGTATAAGCTTGTCTTGACCAACATAAGCTATTAAGAAATTATTTATAACGTCATCTAATTTAGTATAAGCATAAGAGCCATAGTTTTGCTCAACTACAGAGCCATAAGCTTTATCTTGAGTGGTGTTACCATATTTACCGCCGTCTAATCTTTTTAACTGAACAACTATAAAAAGATTGTTAGCTGGAGGCGTATCGAATGTTATAATGTTGTTTGTAACTGAATAATCAGCTACAACTTCAGACCAAGTTCCAGGAGTACCAGCTACACTAGTATATAACTTAAAGTTGTTTTTTTGATAGTTTACGTCTGTTTGCTCTGCAGCTCCAAAAACCAAATCAGTATCAAATGTAGTTGTAAAACTAACAGTTGTTCCATCGCCTCTAAAGCCTTGAGCGCCTTCGTAATATTGTCTATTGTTTTCTGTTAGCAAAGCCATTTATTAACTTTTTTGATTCATTTCGTTTTGTGCTATTTCACTAGCAGCAGCTTGTACTATTTGCGGATCTCTTATAACTATACCAGAGTATTGTAATATTCTAAGTATGATATTAGTTTGTTCTTCTGGTAATAATTCAAAATCGTATGAAGCTCCTGGGTTATAATTGTATTGACCTAAACCACCAACACCATACGCCCAAACAACATTAACTGGTCTTCTTATAAAATTTGCCTGCACGTTACTTGTTATAGCTGCTGGAGCTACGTTTAGTAAACCACTTTCGTAAAGATATACTGGAAAGCTCGTGCTAGGCGTTGTTAACTTAGATTTTTGTATTTCATAAAAATCATCTCGCTGTAATCTTTGTAGTTCAACTGGATAACTACCACCACCATTATAAACTACAGTGCCCAATTTGTAAAAAGAAAAACCACCTTGAGTTCCGTTCCATGGTGCTATGGTTTGATAGTTGTCATCGTACACAACGCTAGCGCCTGTTATAAGATCCGTAGTAGGAAGATTAAATCTACCGTTAGAATAAACACAATCACCAATACATTTAAATTTAGATATTTTTTCATCTATACTCATTTGCCTATCAGCGTAATCATAATCAGCTTGCTGTACTCTTAATTGTTGATTTAGATCATCAAAGTATTGTTCGAATATATCTAGTTGTACTTGTGTAGCTGTTTTATTAAACTCATCAGGCGTCATGTAACCACGTTGCTCTTTGTTTAATATAAGCAAAACGGTTTGATACACATTGTTTACGTTTATTGCCATTTATATTTTTATTTAAATATAAGGGCCCGAGTGAACGAGCCCTATATACTATTGTTACATGTTATTTAAGTTTTTTCTCTATAGACTTGAAGACTTCTACACCTTCGTCAGTCTTAAAGAAAGCAGCCATTGCTGAGTATGGGTTTTCGTCAAATGGAACATTCATAAGTTTCTTACCATTAGACGCCCAAGCAAATGATCTTTGATCATCAGCTAGCAAAATAATTTTAGCTTCAGTTGCTTTAATAGCAAAGTTTCTAAGCTGTACATTATCATCGTTAGCAAGTTCTATAAACAATTTTGGGTTTTTTCTAGCAAATATTAATAGATCTCGTTTAACCTCTTTAGAAGACATTTGATTTACTTTACTTCCAACTTCAACTCTTAATATAGCTTCTGCTTGATCAATGTCCATAATTCTAGCAGCGTTAAGAGCGTCAATCTGAAGTTCCATGATGTCTAATTCATCTTCAGCTTCTACTACAGCATTATATTCTGTATATCGTATATTTTTTAACGGGTGATATAATGAAAGTAGTTTTTGTAATGCTTGATGTTCTTTTGAAACAAACAAAGCACCATCTTTAAATAAAATAGTACCTAATGTAACTTCACCATATTGATCTTCAACAAATGGAGAAGACATATTTGTAGCGTACCTTAATTCTTTTTGTTCGTTAGTCTCTGGATCAAACCACAGTAGTGGAAATTTTCTGCTATGTCTAGCTGGTATCCTAAGTGTTAATGGTTTGTATTTTCCTTTAACGAAGTATGTTCTATCTTTAATCTCCCAACCCTGTTCAACGCTAGGAGCTTCTTTTGTTTTTGCCATGATATAATATAATAAAAATGTTAATAAAAGTAAGAATTACCCTCGCCGATAAAGACGAGGGTAAAAACTTACGTAATTTACTGCTTATTAGGCAGCTGTAAACAATACAAAGTTGTTAGCACCTTGTACACACAAACATCTTTCAGAAAGGAAGTTTACTTCCATAGCGTCAAGATCAGATGTAGCAGCACCACCAACAGATCCAGTCAACCAAGACTTCATACGACGATCGTCAGTTTGAGACGCTCTATATCGTACGTGTAAGAATGGACGACGGATGTTAGTACCAAGAATTTGATCGTAAACAGTTGAGGTACCAGCAGGAACTAGTACACCATCGATAGCGTAAACAGGAGCAGCAGTTGCAGCGGCCTCAACAAAACCTCCACGAGTAGAAGCATCGTTCAAGTATTTCCAGTCAGTTTTGTAGAAATCGTAAGAACCACGACGGAAACCAGAGAAACCTAGGTTAAGAGCCATGTCTTCAGAATTTTCAAACAAACCGTAAGCAGAACCAGCACCAGCGTTACCACCGTTCAAACCAGCAAGCATATCATCGATAGTCAAAGAAGTTTCGCGATTCAAGAAAAGCATGTTTTCTTCAATAGCTCCTTGAGTATCTAGGTTTTTAAGGATAAGGTCAAACTGAGCAAGAGCGTTAGCAGAACTTAATCCAGCAAATCCAGTTTCAACGTTACCACGATCGTTAACGGCAGCGAAGAGACCTTCAGTACCTTTGTATCCAGCACCTTCAGCACCAGAAGAACCAGCAGCTTTTTCACCTTCAACTACGCTCATTTCAAGATAATCTTCGAAACGTAGACGAGTTTCAGACTCAGCTTTCAAATACCAAAGGTATCCAGAAGTTCCGTCTTCAGTAGCAACTTCAACCCAACCGATTTGAGCAGTATCAGAACCAGAAACAACATATTTGTTACGGATAATGATTGGAGAGTTGGAGTATTGAGTGAAATCAGGATCAACACTTACATAACCATTAAATGCTCCAGTTGTAGCAGTGTTGTTAGGAGTAGAAGAACCTTTAGCATATTCAGATCCATAAACGAAGATCTTAACAGTAGAAGCCAAACCAGATAGATCAGCAGATCCGTAAGGAGCCACAGTCAAGACACCAGTAGTTTGGTTTGATCCAGTAACAACAGCTTTAGCTTCAGCTCCAACAGCATCTACAATTACGATTGTTTGACCAACTGAGATTACGTTTCTTACTGTAGCAGAAACAGGGATAGTTACAGTGTTAGCAACACCACCGTTGGTACAGTCAGAATAAGAGATATGCAAACGATTTTGCTCAGACCAGATAACTTGGTCAGAAGTCATAGGCATTTCAGCACCTACCATACGCAAGAATCCAGAGAGAGTACGGTTTCCGTAACGCTCTACTTCAGCTGCATATACTTCAGGTAGATATTGTTGAGCGAAAGTGTCAGTACCGTCAGTACCGTTGTTAAATACTAAATAGTTACTATCTAGCAATTGTTGTTTTTGAGATGGGACGATGTCACCAAATAAAGGACTTAAAGCCATTTTAATAAATTTTTAAAGTTATTTTCTAGTTTTTATTTTTAACCTTGAAGAATCAACACCATTAATAGCTTTTACTCTAAAACCTCCAATCGAAATATCACCAGCAGCAGTTGCTCGTGGTTCAGTTGAAATATTTTTAGATTTAGCAACTACATCCTTAACAGCATCGGCTTTGCCTTGCTCGTAAAAATGTTGTGCTATAGTATCAGCATTTCTAGCCGCGTATAAAGCCTTGTGGTATCCTTGCATATCTGTTATTTCATTTTTTTCATTCAAGAACGTCTTGATAAAATTTGTAATATCAGATTGGGCATCTGCCACTTGACTTGGGTTTTTAACACCATACCTAAACTTTTTCTCTCCGACATTGAAATCAAAACCTTTGAAATCATCGTTTAGAAAACTCTTTGTACGATTAACAAAACCCTCGTGTTGTTGCTTTATAGCTTGTTGCTCTTCGTTATATCTATTGAAAAAGTCCATTGCTTTTTGTTGGTCTTGAGTTACGCCTGGTCTCAACTTGATCTCATCGTAGTATTTACTCTTTAAACCATCTAAAAATTTACGGGCTTTTGCAACTTCTTCTTTAAACGCAATTTTTGCTCTGCGTATATCTTTCTCATCATCTAGCTCTTCATCGTATGAAAAATCCTCTAATAGAATGTTTACATCTTCAGAATCCAAATGAGGTTTAGTTTGTTTATAATATTCTCTAAGTAATGTTTTGCCATCTACATTAGAGTAATCGGCATTTAGTCGAACATAATCTTCAACTGTACCGCCAGTTTCCTCCATAAAAGAAACTAGTTTTTCAATATTTTCAGGAAGAGGTTTACCTGTTTGTTGGCTTTCTTTTACAGCTTCAACAACTTGTTTTTCAGTTACTTCTTCTTCTTGCAAATCTTCGATAGCGGTGAGGGGAGACTCGACATCTGAGTCGGAGGTCCGTACTTCTTCAACCACTTCTTTGCTGTCGCTACTGTCTTCGGGTTGTCCGACAGTATCATCGCTTGCATTTGTTTCATTGAGTCGAACGGCATCTTCTTCTTCTTCTTTTTTATCTATTTGTACTTTAATAACTTCAGGATCTACTTCCCCTTGAGCTTCTTTAGCTGTGTTCGGTATTTCTACCTTTGTCATAGATTCTGAAGCTTTACCTAAATTTTTAGGTTTCTTTACAGTTTTACCTTTAAGAGAAAACTCTCCTTCTTTTTTTACTTCTTCTGACATGATATGATAATATAAAATTAATAAAAATTATTTTTAACGAGGTTCAAACTGTTCTAGTCCAAATCCTCCTAATGAATCAAAACCTGCGCTTTCAAAGTTTTTAGGTAGTTCATCATTTTTTCTTTGAGATATTAATTCAGATTGTTGCGTGGCTTGTATTCTAGTACGCTCATCTTTTCTATCTTCTATATCTTTCAATTTATTAGTTTCTGCTTTAGCTCTAGCTTCAGCAAGTTGAATGTTATAATTAAACTCTTCAGCCATTAATTGTTTTTTAATCTCAGCTTCTGTTTGCATACGTTGTATTTCGAACTGAGACTTACCTTGCTCTATTTGTAATTGTGTTTCAGCTAAAGCTTGTTGTTTCTGCATTTCAGCTAAAGCAGCTTGCTCTGATGCTTGAGCATTTGCTTGTGCTTGAGCTTGAATATTAGCCATTTGAGCTTGCTGATCTCTTTGTTGTTTTTGCTTACGTTTTATCTTAAGCAATTGATTAGCTAACTTAATGTTATTAATCTCTCTTAGATCTATTACATCTTCTAAATCAATTTGACCGGTTTGAAGAGCTACTTGTATATTTTGTTCTAACACTTGTTTATCTTGCTCTTCTGGTTCTAATTCTAAGAAAATACCAAACTCATGCATATTTAGTTTTTCCATTTGCTCAAGCGTATTTACGTTGAAAGTACTAATACTATTCATTAACGCTTGTTTTGTTAACGGGAAACTAACCATATCCGCAGCTCTCAAGCTGATATTCTCAGCATTACGTACTGTTAAGTACATAAGAGACTGTAGTATATGTTTTGTAGCTGTATTTGAAGCAGCTGCAGCGAGTTTTTGTAAACCAACTAAAGAATCTTTGCTAGGTTGACTACCATCTCTAGCCTCATTTAATCCCGTTACATCACGTATCATTTGTAAATAATATTGATACGTTTGTGTAAGCGCTTGAATCTTAGCAATACCAGAAGATGATTGTAACTCTTGAATAGGTATCATACCTCTGTTACCATCACCATCTTGTGTCATGCTTCTACCAACGATACTACCTGTTTGGAAATACATGTTAAGTGCTTCCTGTGGATTGTAAGTTGTGCCATTTCCAAGATCAACTTCAGCTAAACCATCAACATCTACGAAAACACCATCAGGAACCATTCTAGACAACACCTGTTGTATTTTAAGATGTGTTAGTTGAATCATATCGGCAAAACCAATACACTTGCTTACTAAGCTTTCGATGCGTCCTTTATATATTCTAGGAGCAACGATATTGTAATTCATTCTAACCTTAGTCTGATCACTATATGGGCGAGTCATATTTTCAGCTAACTCCCATTTAAGCATTTTTTCGTGACCAAGTATTTTAGCGCCGCTATACAAAACCTCTATAGCTCTATGAACTCTTTCAAAGTTATCACTTTCTGGAGCTTCTAAGAAAGTATCTGGTTTTTCTAAAGCTTTTTCTAAACCTTGTTCAGTATGCTTAATTTTAAATACTTGATTATTATAAGTCTTATATTCAAAGAACAAAACCTGAACTTGACTATAATCATCATCATTTCCAGCGGTGTTTCTAGTATAGTTAATATTACCTGGGTATTTTTGTATTTCCTCTAATTCACTATCTGTTAAATAAGGAAATAACTTTTTAACCTCCTGTAATGTAATACTTTTTACTTCACCTACATAATATATATCTTCGAAATTAGGATCTTCTGTATAAGAATATACTAAGTTTGCTGGATCTACATATTTAACTTCAATACCATTAGCTAAGTTAAAATCAGTTTTACTAGCAGCAATACCAAGTACAGTTAAATCGTAAGCTAATCTTTTCTTTATTTCTTCGTATTTATTAAAACTAAATACATTTTCTATAAGCTCTTCTTCAGCTATTTCAATAGCTTGCTTATAAGTAAGCTGCATATGAAGCTCTAACTCTTCCTTAGTCGTTGGCAATTGATCTTCTGGTACATTACTTCTTTTTAAATCTACACCAAGAAGATCTTTAGTTTGAGCCATTAGATCTTTTGCGAAAGCATCCTGAGCTATGGCTGTAGCGTGAGCTGTTCTTTCTTTTGTCGCAAATGGATCTGTAGCAAATGAATTTATTTTATAACCTTTATCTGTCATACCATTTACTACAATATCTACAAACTTAGATAAAACAGCAACTGGCTTCCAGTCTAAATTAAGATAAGACAAGTCACCGTTAATAGACAGCTCATCTTTATATTTTTGAACGCTTTGTTCTCCTCTAGCGTAAAGTCTTAGCTGATGAAATCTTTGCCAGCTATTACCAAATCTGCCACCTATGTTAGTTCCTCTATCACCTCTGAACCATTCATTCTCGATAGCTCTTCCTACAGCTAAGCCGTAGTCATACGTTGATTTCTCTTCATCAGGTACTACCTGACTTGGGAAAGAACTATTAACGTTAGTATAAATCATCTATTATATTATTTTTGAACTATATCCACTGTTGTTGTATTTCTTAAATGAAAGATTAACAGGTTCTTTTTTAATGTTATAAACTGGAGCGTATTTGTTTTTGTTACACGCCATTATAGCTAAGCCAGAGCTAATAGAAGCATCGTGCTTTGTTCTATTGTTTATATTAAACGCCGCCCAATCTTCTAATGTTCTTTGAAAATACATTTGACCGTAAGTATCATTATTAATACCAACGTGATCTTCGATGTAACTTTCAATAGCAGCTGCGTGAGCTTGTTTGATATCTTCTGAGGAGTTTGGTATACCTCCTATATCTTTTTCTGTAACTGATAGTTTGTTGTAAACTTTATCAGGTCTATTTATTGAGAAGTTTCTATAACCTCTTCTTTTTAAATAGTATAGTAACCTTGGTTTGTTATTTTCTGCTAGTATTGGCATACCATAAAAATGTAACGCCATAAGCACATCTTCAAAAAATATTTCAGCGGTTTCAGGTCTTGCAATATATTCTAAGAAAAACATATTAGCTGGAGCGTTTTCCATACTAAACTTTGTTAGTCCATGCAAAGATCCTTTTGAACCTCTTTTGTCAACAGTGCCAGATATATCGTAAGAGTCACAACCAAACGCTCCTACGTGTTCGTTGCCTGGATACTTTAAACCATTCTTTACTATAACACGATTTTGCATTTCTGCTGGTGGAACCCAAGAAACTAAAAATCTACCGTTTTTATTCGGTACAAATCTTACTCTAGTATCTCTTACCTCACCTTCCCATTGAAAGCTTCCGCGTGTGACTAACACTTGATTTTTTATATCTTCATTATAATCTATCTGTTCGTATATCCTAGTTAGATTAAATAAAGACTCTTTTGTTTCGTCTCTAAACGCGTGTTTTTCTGTACGCGGAAATTGACGATAATATTCATTTAAACCGTCTTGATCATTTCTAAGACCATCAACTTCATTTTCCCAATGTTCTACAACGCCAATTCTTATTAAATCTCCATTAGCGTCTTTAATTGTTCCTGTTGGTGTTTCAAATACAGGGTATCCATAAGCATCAATGAATCCCTCGTAGTTCCATTCCATAGGTATGAACAAAGAATATAATCCCGAAGCAGTCTGTCCATTGCGGTTTCGTTTAGTAACATCTGAATCTTCGTATAACTTTTTAAAGTTTGCTCCACCTTTATCTAATGCGTTAGAGGTCGAGCCCATCATACATTTTCCAACTACTCTAGCACCAAGTCTTAATGTAGTTTTTGTTACTCGCCAGTTATTTAATATATTATCAGGTTTTTCCCATTTACCACTTTCATCGTGAACAAGGAGTTTAAGCTTTTCACCGTCGTAGCTGTTGTCTCCTGTATTTTTCCAGTCAATAGTTGTATCAAGTCCCTCAAGCTGCTCCGCTGTTTCTCCATCATCAAACTTTCTTCTAGTGAGTTTAGAAGCTGGTATTCTATAAGCAAGCTCTGTCTTTGGCCGATCCATTCCGTCTTGTATTGGTTTAAAGAAAAACGGGTAGTTGATCGATATTGGTACAACTTTATCGGTAAACATTTTTTTGGCATCAGCTCCAGTTTTTGATAATATACCAAATCTAGAGTCGCTAGATATTGTTGCTTGATTAACTGTTTCTCCAGACGCCATAAAGGAGAAACCAGACCGTCTATTTTTGAGGTAGCACATGCCATAACATCTTTGGTCTGCTTTACAAGCTTCCCAGAATATAAAGAATAATCTGTTTGATTCTCTATAATCTGGCGCTCCAACATCAATTTTAGACCACTGCAAATACATGTAATGAGTACCAGTGATGTAAGTAGGTTTACCATTGTTATAAAACCAAAAACCTTCATCTCTTTTTGTAAACTCATTATCTATGTAATCATACCATTTTTCCTTAAAGTTTAATGGAAACCTCTCCCATTCAAACCTACTTTTAATTTTATCTAATTCTTTAGGATAATCAAGCTTTTGCCACATTTGCTCATCTTGTTTATCAGAGCAAGCGTATACATTTTCAGGAATAGCTGGTAGCGCTATAATTAAATTTTGTATTTCTATTATCTCACCTATTGTACCGTCTTTACTAATAATAACTACATCATGTTCAGGATCATATCCGTACTCCCATTTTTTGTATTTATTATTTTTTTTTAGTATAGATGGTTTAATGTGGTTATGTACTGTTCTTACTAATGTTTGCTCGTACATCACTTAGATCTTCCTTCAGCAAAACCTCTGAACGTTTTTTGTTCAGTTTTATTGTCTTCAGATTTTAAGGTATTCTCCTCTTCTTCGATGCGCATTAATATTTCAAAAGCATCGAATATAGCTAGTTTTTTAGTTGCAGCTGCGTTTTTAAGCCTATCAGCAGAAACATCATCATCTGTGTTTGTAATGATTTTTTCTTCTGCTACTTTAATAAGCTCATCTACCGCTTTCCGCCCAGCTTGGATTATATTCTTCCTCGTTTCCTTTGAACTCATGTTTCACTAATATATCATTTGATTCCATACAATAAAGTCTTTGACCATCAATCAAAAACTCAAATTCCCTGTTAGATTTAAAGCCCACTAGATCGCCCTCGTTTATTTCTAGCGCCTCTAGCGTCTTATTA